AGGAAGGATCTGGGGATTCTTCTTGCGAGTAGAAACACATAGCGAAACTATCGGCATCAGAAACGACAACGCCAAAGCATAAGTGCCAATACAAAAGTTTGTGAAAGTCTTCGCCATATATTTGTGCTGCATTCTCAAAGTGCTGGTTCATTAAATCTTAATGCAGTAAAACATAGCGATGTTTTTGGGGCGAGTTTCCGTACCGCCCGTTGCTTGAGTAGTGCTAGAACCAAAACCAATATCATTAAATCTTGCTGGATTGGTATTGCCACCATTATCTGTTGCCGGATGAATATACATTGTATGAGTATGACTTTTCAATTCATCTGCTTGCTTTGCTGCAAATGTGCCAGATGCAGTGCCATCACTATTTGTTCCTGTTCCTCGGACAAAATATCCCCGCAAGTCAGGAATGTTAAAGGTTGTTGCTCCATCGCCAACACCATAAGTTGTGGCTATTGCTGCAAACAAGGTTGCATAAGTAGAGCGAGATACAGCAGTGCCATCAGCAGCCAACCATCCTGTCGGCGCACTATTCATAGCAAATGGCATAATTGAACCAGCAGGAATAAGCATATTAGATGCTTTGGCTTGGGTTACTGCGCCATCAAGAATTGCAATTGTTGTAACCGCATCTGCTGCAAGCTCGTTGGATGTGACTCCGCCAGCTTTAACGAGCAACTTCCCACTAGTAACATCAAGGGTATTATTAAAAATAGCAGTAGCCGTAATCGTGCTTTGATCGAGGATGTTGTTCATCTTCGTGCTAGTGATTACGTCGGTAGCCGTGAAAGTGTAATTTGTATCAATTGCGCCCATACTTTATCTCTGTGAAATGATTTGTCTGTTGGTGACTGAACCAGCTACCTTTACTGAGTTGACCTTGGGTGATCCGATAGTTCTTGTCAAGATCATTGTTCCTGTGAAGCCCCTGATACCACCCAACCTACACCGGATGCTTGCTGTTTCAGCTTCAGTTGCTGTGCTAGGGGTAAGCAATCCACCGAGCAAAGTTGTAGTTGTGCCTATGGATTGAGCGTCGTCAGGATCTTCCGCTGCAAACGCAATGTCATATTCCGAGTTTTGGCCGGGAAGAGACTGGATGTTTACCTGCGCGTCGGTAAACCGCTTGCGTTCCATCGTATTAAGGTCGTATCCCCTAGTCGTAAGAGACGCATTGATTGCCGGGGACACAACAGCAGCAGAGTTGTCCACGTTTAGAGTGTCATTGGAGCTTTCGGATGCTTCGATTTGGTGCAACCCGCCATTGGATGTCACTGCATAGATGTTGTTCCTCTCGCTAGCACTACCAATTACGAAGTCTTTAATCAAGAACCTAGAATCACCAAAGGTATCCAGTGATTCCCACCCTTTATTTAGGAAGTTATACACCAAGATCGCATTATTACCGTAGGAATCGCCTGCACCCGGAACTGAATCAAGCGGGACAGCAAGGTAATACCTGTTTTCAAACAAGATTCCCACTGCTCTGTCAGAGTAGTCAGCGTTGATCCGGTCGATATACGGCTGAATGTTCTTGGAAAGCGGCTCTTCAGTGCCTCGCAGGTTATAATCGTTAAGGAACTCAATTCCATACACGCCATCGTCGGACAAAAAGAGCATTGCATTGCCGCGCATGACAACAGACTTGCGAGCGAGGCATCCAATCTCAGATGTAAGCTCCTTAACGGTAACGTCCAGAAGGCTTCCCAGCGTCCCCTTAACAAGATGAAGGCTGTTCCGGTTAAGAACAACCAACCCGTCGTCATAGAAGCCGTGCATTGCAACAACAAAGTCTGCTGTCCCACCGCTTACACGGAATTGGTTCTCGATCTGGTCAAATGTAGTAGTGTCTAGAATATCCGATACGGATATTTCATCGGTAATCTTGCGGCTAGTGTATACTGGCACATTGTAAGCCCCGGATTGGTCGTAATAGAACGGAACCCACAGCCTACGTTGGAAATGGATACCCCAAGGCGCACCGGGCTGGTGCATAAACCCACCACCTACGCTAAATCTTCCACCGAACTCAAATGTATCAGCCGTAGTGTTTGTATTGTAATCTCCGACTGGCGCATACCATTTGATTGTGGTAGTTGTTGCCTCTACAACTTGATATTCTTTGCCAACCATTTCGGCAAAATCAAGAGTTGTTGCTTGACGAACAATAATAACATCTCCGACCTTAACCGTAACATTGCCAGTTACTGTTGCAGTTACGATTCCGCCGACCACATCTACATATCTTTCCGTGATATTAAATGTCTGTGGCTGGGTATATGCTCCACCGGGAGACAAGGTAAATCCGTCAGTAACTGTAGCAACAGCAACACCAAACGTCGTGCTAGTGGATATGACAGCCGCTAGAAACGTAAACGTGTCTTGGTCAGTTACCGTGGCAACAGTGTATATCCCGCTGGGTGGGGTTCCGGTGGTAAGCCCGGCGACAGTAATCGAGGTTCCCACTACTAGCCCGTGTTCTCTTAGGTTTACCGTGACAACAGTATTTGGGCTAGCCGTTGCATTTGAACTCGCTGAAAGAATTGGCCTGCCATTGGGAAACCACTCTAAGGCTTGTTGCCCTTCACGGAAGATCATTACCTTGTCGAACACTTGGATCATGTCAGTGTCAGCACCAATAGCGTCTCCAGAAGGATACGAAATGTCGGTAATCGCATAACCATCCAGGTCGATCTTCTTGGCAACAGTATCCAGAGCAATAATCACATACTCCTTGTTGCTATCGTTTGGATCGCTAAACAAGCAGGATGCTCGGACATTGGCCGCAGCATCGTCGTTGATCGGAGCTTGAGACAACGTGCCAGCACCCGAAACAGCCGTTGTTGCAGCCGTGACGGGAAACGTCATGGTTGTTGCTGAAGCGTAAGTCAAAAGCCTAAACCCATTGGGATCTGTCCCAGTAAAGGTCAATCCAGCAATTAGTCCATATCCAACAGTGTCGATGGCGAACCCATGTCCAGCAGCGATTGTGATTGTCACCACGTTGGTTGCAAGTGAGGACGATGTAATTGTCTTTGATGCATCAGTCAGCAGGAAGGGCAACTGCAAGGGAGAACCTCCCGTAGTCAATGCACCTGTCCTACTCACCACGTTCTTACGGGGCTTCCAATACCCCTCCATGCGCCCATTCAGAGACTCCCTTACCTCACCCTCTTGGAGTTGGTTAAGTTGGTCTCTCTGGTTAACGCGCCCAAAGAAACGATCAGCGGTCTCGCCAATCGCAGAATCCATCGCGCTACCACTCTGGGCAAACTGGGACATTACGCGTAGTAAACAATCACCACACCGGAGGTCAGAACCACGGAACTAAAGTCACCACCAATACCCAAACCCGCAGGAAGGGTAATGGTCTGCAACCTTGATGCACCAGTGATGCTACCAGACGCACTAGCCACAGTAGCCAACACAGCGTCATTGACCACCTGAATCCAGCGAATCTTGCCAGTGTAAGTAGTTGCCGCAGTGGAAAGCACAATGCCTCCACCTTGACCTTGTAAATCCCAGCTAATTGGACTCGCCATAAATGTATTGACTAGATGTTAATTTAGAGTATTATTGCGCCGACACAACGGAATTAGTCCGAAGCGTCGGCAACCTCAAACATGTATCAGCATGCAAGAAGCTACACAACAAGTATTTGATTTCAACGGCCCTGTCAACCATTTTGTTTTAAGACGCAAAAGGTGGGACACACGAGCTGATGGCAAGGTTTTCTGGCAATACAGAGACAAACTTAGAAGCAAGGAGCAGTGGTTCACTCTTGACTCAGCCATCAGATTAAATGAATCCGTAAAAAAAGCGGCTAGCAAGCAGCGGTCGAAGAATCCAGAAAAACATAAATTTCAAAACGAACAATGGCGCACAAAGAATAAAGAGAAGCATCGCCAGAACGCTAGGGATTATTACCAAAATAATAAATCTCGTGCCAATGAAGTTAAGCGCAAAAGGCGTATGGAAAGAAGGAATTCAGATCCTTTCTACGCATTCATGGAGGGCGTAAGATCGCAAATCAATCGAGCGTTTAGAAACAAAAACTATTCAAAAAACTCTAAAACCAAAAACATTCTTGGGTGTGGGTGGGACGAGCTAAGCCGCCATATAGAATCTCAATTTGTTTCCGGCATGGGATGGTTTAATCGCAGTAAATGGCATGTGGATCACATCATTCCACTTGCATCCGCTAAAACAATGGATGACGTTGTGCGCCTAAACCACTATACGAATCTGCAACCGTTGTGGGCAATGGACAACCTCAAGAAAGGTGCTTTAATGCCAGCGATCATTTAGCACATATCGTAAAGTGTGATACCATACACAAAAATGGACGCTTAACGTCACATCCTGCACACCACAGCACATCACGAGAACAACGCATAGAATCCGAACCATAGGTCAAGCCCTACTTGACATGCAACTCACATTCTAAACAAGCCCCCTTTAGCAAAAAATCGTCTGGCAACCTTACCGTATAAGCATTTCAGCCGCCGCTCTAACTCTAACCCCCGCCCCCACCCTATTGCAACAGCGTCTCATTAGCAACGTGAGAATGCCAACGCCCGTTTAAATCCATCGTTCAATTGAAACATCCGTTTGAATACGCGCCAATCCTTAGTGCCTGGCTAATGTATCGCGCCATGTTAAACGATCGTTTGAATCATCCGTTGGCCTAGCTTGTGGCATGTTGCTTGCACCTGCTTATTTGTTGCGCTTGTGAATCGCCGTGCCAAGTGCCATGTTAGAGAGATGATAGATCAAAATCGCTTTGAATCGTTTGCCCTTGCCACAGTCCCATATTCACGCCCGACGCGTCAGAATCGATCCTCGTAAGATTCCCGTTTACTTGCCAGATTCGTCATTTTGCGCTGGAATTGCCATAAATGCCCGCCGATTGTTCTCTCTCATTACCAATGACTTGTGGATATCGATGAAAATAATGCTTGACGTGTTAGAGAATGTCTGATTAAAATCCATCTGGAAGAGAGACTAAGAAGGGCGTTTCCTTCAACGTGACTATCATGCGTGAGTTCGCTGGCGAACGAGCGGAACAGCACTGACCCTAGTAACCTCTGCGTATGCTCATACTGCGGAGCGTATAGCGTAGCAGTAACAGCACTGACCCCATTAACGGCCGCGAATGCTCCCGTTAATATTATGTACGCGTTGAGAATATCTTACGGCAAGGGGAATGGATTTCAGGGGTTGTTTCAGGGTGTCCCTTATCATCCGGCTTCTCCTCCTATCCTTGCTTGCTCTTCCCTGTCCCTTGGAGATTTGACAATGACCCATAAGCTGGCCACTAGGTGACGCCGAGCTTGGATCTCTTCCGGCATGGCTGATCGCTGCCAGTGTAACTAAGAGCCGTTATTTGGCCTGCTGTCCGGCTTGTTTGCTCGTGGTCCTGCTTTCCCGTGGTTTGGCAATCCCTTGTAGTTCCTGGGTTTGCGGCTTGTCTTGAAACTATTTTCGCTTTTTAGAAACTATTTATCGACAATGTGATTCCGTGCTTTATGTTCTTCTCAGTTGGCCGCCGCGCCGCTCTTAGCCTCTGACCTTATACATCATGACTGCATTACCCAAAACCGCTTGGATTGTTTCCCGTTGCACACCCTACGAGAGTGTGACCGTTCACGCCTTTACCTCTGAGCATGACGCCTTATCCGCCTGCCAGACGCTAATCCGCATGTCATCCTCGGAGCGGGAGTATTGGTATGAAGTATCTGAGCTAATCGAGTTTGCATAATCACACACACACACACACACACACGAAACGATGACAAACGTAAAAACAGAAGGGAAAACTCCACAAGGCGCGACTTTTGCTGTCGTAGCTCACTGGGAAGGTCTCCGGCACGTCGCCACGAGCCTTGTCTTTGAACCGTTTGACGGAGTGGGAAGCTTTTCCTTGCCTGCCAAAACCAGCAGAAATGGCGATTTATACCACGCAGTGAGAATGGGCGAACCTTACCGCCAATTTCTCCGTTGCTAATCCTCACAAGCGGTTCAACCCCGCTTAACTCACACACACACACACACACGAAACGATGAAAACAGAATACGAAAAAGCTCAATCAGTATTGGATCACAAAAACTGGACTGGTCTTTCACTCGCCGAGCTAGTTGACGCCGGGAGGATTTCGCCAAGCGAACACAAGGTGATCTGGTCGTTCACGACTGCCACGCTTGGCGATCCTGCGGACATGGCCGAATGGCAGGAAATGAGAAAGGTGGACAAGCTGGTCACAGAGAAGCTGATTGCATTGGAAGGGGGCTCGAAGTGAATTCCTCCATCTTCATCATTCCTGCCGTCTTCTTCGTCGCAATGGTCGCAACATTCGGCTGGCGCAAAGCACCGGGGATTTTCCTTGGAATACTCGCAGCTTGTGCCGTGATTTACGCAACCGCCGCAATCGTCCACGCTTGAAACTATGAACGACAACCCAATCAATACATGCCCATGTTGCGCCGAGATCAAGCCTCTGTGCCTCCTCAAGACCGCTGACGGGCGGGAGTGGTTTAATGCCGCTTGCAAGCCTTGCTCAATGGCAATGGACGAACTGGACCGCTGGACGTTCTTTCCCTATCTCAAATAATCCAAAAATAATCTTGATTGCCGGCATTTAGTCGCCATTCTATCCACAAGACAAGCGCGGCCCGCGACGCAGGGCAAACCTCACACATCAAATCAAAACAAATCAAACTATGAAAACGACATTGAACACATCAGACATCGCCCGCGCTCTCAAATCAGATCAAAATGCCGCTTGGACATGGGACGGTGCGAAAGCTCTTGCTGAATACTTGGAAGAATACGAGGAAAGCACCGGGGAAGAGCTAGAGCTGGACCTTTGCGCCATTCGCTGCGATTTTTCAGAGTTTGCGAGCCTTGAGGCATGGGCGGCGGACTATTTCAGCGACTCCAAACAAGCAAGCGATGCAATGGGGCTAGAATTGGACATGGACGGGGAAACATGGACGGGCGACGAGGAAGAGATCCAAGAAGCCATCCGCTCATACATCCAAGACCACGGAACACTTATAGAGTTCGACGGCGGCGTCATCGTTTCCAGCTTCTAAATACTAACCCGGCGAGGTTCAACCCCTCGCCAATAATTCAAATCAAAACGATGACACTTCAAGAACAATTCAAAAGCGGAATGAAAAGCGGGGAGTTTCCGCATGCAGAAAACACCCTGAAAGCGATTCGGGCCGTTACCAGAAAAGACACAGAGCCGCACGTCCGGGCTTACTGGTCTGGGTATCTATGCAAGCTCACATTCCGCCAGATTGACGACGCTTGCTCGCCATAAATTCCGAAACGTCGTGAGACGTCTTGCGGTAATTCCGCAACTGATGAGGAAAACAAAACAAAACGAAAACATGACACATTCCGTAGAAATCACAAGGGAAGCAGCTTGGAAACTCATTGGAAACGATGAGAAAAGCTGGACAGACTACCAGCAAAACGAGCTTTCCGAATCGTCATTTTATCTGGCGCACGGGGTAAGGATCGCTGCAATTCACAATTACCTTTCCAGCGTCACGCAATACTTCATCCAAGACATAAACGCATGAACCATAAACAAAACGAAACCATGACACACACACACACACCGGGGCCTTGGCACATCACAGATGAGGGAAGCCAGATTGTTGTCCAGACATTTTCCGATCACCCCACTGGCACTTTGGCAAGAATCTACAGGGTGGACGAATTGGCATATTCTGACGCTCGCCTTATTTCCGCCGCGCCGGAATTGCTGGAGGCCCTGCAAATGCTCATGCCACAGGAACCACGGGAAGCTGACGGCCACGACCGCGCAATGTGGGATAACGCCCGCGCAGCAATCGCCAAGGCAATCGGAAAGGAGGACGCATGAAATTTGCCTGCTCACGATGCGGGAGCCGTCAATGGCCAGATCCTGAGAGTTCTTGCCCGCTATGCAACGACGAGAGGGAAGAACCATGCAAAGACCCTGAAGACCCCTTGGAGGAGCAAGAACAGGCCATTGAGAGGTTTACCCGCGATGGATGCAGGCTTCTTTCAGCCCTCAGATGGTGGCGATCAATAGACAAGCAGACTGACGAGGACCAAACGCCGGAAACGATGGCCGAGCGGCTGGCATGGCTTCACACGGAGGCTTGCCGGGACGCATGGGATGACATGGAACAGTCCCCTTCGCATTTTGCATGGGCGGACGCTTGCGCCCTCGCAGGCTTTGACATGGCGAAACATTACAGAAAACCAAACCAATAAAAACGATGAGAACACACAAATCAGACAGCGTTAACCAATACGGGCAAAACGACACCACTTTGTGCATAACCCGCGCAGAATGGCGAAGGGAACACGGCATTACCAAGAAGGACGCCACTCTGTTCATCGGCGGGGCATACGGCGAAGTTAGCCGGAAGTTTGCTGCTGGCATCCTGCGCCAGTTCCGCAAGGACAAGGCCGAGAGGAGGACGAAATGATCGTGGATTTTGACCTCCTCGTCAGGGAAACTGCGGACGTTTTCGGAGTTTCAGCCGAGGACATATTAGGACCGAAACGGACGAAACACGTTTCGATGGCTCGGCACGTCGTCATGGCCTGCTGGGCCGACCATCATCCGTATCAGGACACGGCAAACCGCTGCAACCGGACATGTCACAGCACCGTAATTTGGGCGCGGCAAAGGATCTTGAACGAAGCCGAAATGGACGTTTCATTCGCCAAGATGCTCGCCGCTATTTCCAACCGCTGCCAATACGGGGCGGAACAAGAACCCGAAGAAAAAGAGAAACAAATTGAAATTTGCGCTTGAAACCGGATCGAACCCGGCTAAAACGAACACGCATTCAGCACCAAACCAACCGAAAATATGAAAATTACCATTGAACCGACAGAAAACCACGGACGCAAAATCGAAAGGCAAAGCCCTAAAGTGGAGCTTTGGGTTCCCGGCGATCACCATAGCCTTGAAGAAGTCATTGAACATCTTGTAGCCCCTGCTCTGAGGGCTTTCGGCTACGGCATCTCAGATGGCCAAATCGTCGTGAACGAATACGACCACCAATAAAACACCGCCAGAAAACATGACAACAGCACCAAAAACAATTAGCGTTGAAACGCTGAATGAATGGATTGATTATGATCCGGAAACAGGAGAGTTTTCATGGTTGAAGTCGCCCCACCATCTTATTAGTGCCGGGGATAGGGCGGGCGGTTACGAAAAAAGAGGCTACAGAATTCTTCGCGTAAGGAAAAAAGCGATCAAGGGCCATCGAGCCGCTTGGGCGATTACTCACGGATACTTTCCGACGTTGGAAATTGACCACATAGACAATAATCCAAGCAACAACCGAATAGGTAATCTGCGAGAAGTGGACAGAGGCAAGAACCAAATGAACGCCAAGACGCCTAAAAACAACTCTTCAGGAGTAAAGGGCGTTAGTTTCTGCAATCCCAAAGCAAAGTGGGTTGCGGCCATCGGAATAAACAAGAAAAAAATCTGCATTGGCCACTTCGATTTATTTGAAGACGCAGTTGCAGCTAGGAAAGAAAAAGAAAAAGAAATACACGGGGAATACGCACTTAAAAACTAAAAACACAAAATTATGAACGAGCAAAACGAGAAAAATTACGCATTAAGCACAGTTGACGCAGACACAAGGGCGTTTGAATTAGTTCAAAGACAGGCAAAAATGCTTTCATCCTCCACATTAGTGCCTAAAGATTTCGCTGGCAACATCGCCAATTGCGCCATAGCGATCAATATCTCCAAGCGCACTAGGCTTGATTGTTTGATGGTTTGTCAAAACCTCGCCATTATTCACGGACGGCCAAGCTGGAGCGCAACGGCACTCATTGGCATGATTAACGCATCCGGCAAGTTCTCACCGCTTCGCTTCGTCATGGATGACGATGACGCTCCTTCCTCTTGCTACGCCGTAGCCAAGGACAAGGACAGCGGCGAGGAACTCAAGGGGGAGAAAATCACCCTTGAAATGGCCAAGAAAGAAGGCTGGTCAACAAAGAACGGATCGAAATGGCTCACGATGCCGGGGCAGATGCTCCGATACCGTGCAGCGAGCTTCTGGAGCCGCGCATACGCTTCCGATATGAGCTTGGGCATGTATACGCAAGATGAGGTGCGGGACTTCGCAGAGCCGCCGCGCAACGTGACCCCGGCAAAAGTCAACCCGTTCATCGAGGAACCCGTAGAGACGCAGGAAATCGAGGCGGAAATCGTCCAGCCTGTGGAAGTCGAGGTTGTTCAAGATGCCCCGGCAAGGAAAGTGAAGACGACTGCTGAGACGCTGAATGACGCTTTTGAGGAAATGTCCAAGAAGATCTCATCATAAACAAAACAAACAAAACAAACAAATGAAACGATCAGAAATCAAAGAAAAAGCGTGGCATGACGCTGTGCGGGCCGCTGAATCAAAAAAAATATCGGAATGGGTTGACGTTCTAAGGGAGAGCGGTTGCACCAATATCAGTATCACATCACTTGAAAATTTCGGTTCGCCGACAACAATCATTAGCGACGCTGATGATGGTGACGCTTACATCGTGGTCACTGACCACTCGGCTCCGGGGATGGACGCGGCTATCGCTTACCTATATTTATCGCAAGATGTGACCCAGACCATCTCGGAACTTTACCTATTATCCCAAACAAACAAATGAGAGTCACACACACACCGTTCAAGACAAGAACCCGCGCAATCGGAAGCGACCTCGAAATGACAATCGCATTGCTTGGCGCACTGAAGAACCCGAACAAAAGCGCAGTCAGCAAAATAGGCAAGATCGCCACAACCCTCACAAAGCTATTCAAATGAAAATCGAACAAGGACTAGGCAAAACGTATTACGAGCGGTCAGCGACCCCTTCAGACCCCAAA